GATGACTCCACTAAAGACATTCGCTCATGGACAAGTTGGTAATATTATTTCTGATATTAAATATTTAATTCAAGCTGGTAATGTTAATAGGGCAAAAGCACTTAATGCGGTGGCTCTATCCGGATTAATGTTCCTAATACAAGGTGGCGTTATCTCTGCACCCTTCCTTGCTGAATATGAGATCTTACGTAGGTTTGGTCTTAGTAGAGGATGGTGGGGAGATGAATGGCCTTCATTAACTGAATGGGCATTAAAACAACCAGAGTATGTTTCTCATGGCGTATTATCAGCAGCAACTGGTGTTGATATGGGTGCATCTATGCGTTATACTTCCTTACTACAAGGATTTACAGATGCAGAATTAGGAGTACTAAACTTATTCCCAACACTGAAATTTGCTTCTGATTATGCTGGTGCTGCTGCCTCTAAGGTATCAGGATTAATTACTAATAAAACTACTCCAGAAGAAAAGTATGAAAATGCAAAAGCATTAACTCCATCTGGATGGTTATGGGGTACTGTTGATCAATTTGGTTATAATTCAACAACAAGACCATTTACTACAAACAGTAAGGGTGATGCAATAGTACCACAAACTGGTACTGAAGTAGCTGCTTCTTATATGGGTGGTCAATCTGTAAAAGAGTCCAAAGAAAAAGCCATTAAACGTGAAATGAAATCTATGGAAGATGTTCGTACTCGTAATATTAATAGAGGACGAGATCTAATCATGTCTGATGATGATTCTAAGGTAGAACTTGGTGTACAAATGTTAATCAAAGAGGGTGTTCCACCCAAAGAGATTAAACAAATGTTACTAACAAAAGTAGATAGAATGTATAGACCTTCTCTAGATAGAACTTATTCTGGTAGAAAGGGTGATATTAAATCTTATAACCAAGCAAGAAAACTATCTGAAATCTATGATATGTTGGAGAATAATAGAAAATGAATGGACGAGAGATAGTTAAACACTTTGAAGATTGTAAACTTGAAGCTTATCTATGCCCCGCCGGTGTTCCAACCATCGGTTGGGGCCATACTAAGGGAGTTAAATTAGGAGATAAGATAACTCAAGATAAAGCAGATTCCCTATTTGAACAAGACTATCATGAAGCTGAACAACAAGTTCAGGAAGTTGTAACTGCTTTTTTATCTGATCAACAACTAGGCGCTCTTACAAGTTTTGTATTTAATTTAGGTATCGGACAACTCAAGGTATCAACCCTACTAAAAAAATTGAACCAGAACGATTACAAGGGTGCTGCTGAGGAATTTAGAAAATGGATCTATTCTAAAGGAAAGATACTTCCTGGTTTAGTTAAACGTAGAGAAATGGAAAGGATGGTGTTTTTAGATGGCATGTAAAGGCAAAGGCAAAAAGAAGAAATAAAAAAAGCCCAGCTAGTTAATTCTAGTCTGGGCTTTTTGTTTTATTAAGTCATATTATTAAGTAAAAATACTTCCCAATCAATTTGTTGATTTAGGAATTCTTGAAATGCAATTTCCATTTTTTGTTCATTATCAATCTCTTGAATTAAAAACTGTTCAAACATATTAACTCTCCTTCTTAGGATTTTCTATTGTTAATGAAAATGTATAGGATGGCATGTCAGGATAATCCCATACAAATGCAACTGGTAGTTTTATTTGTTCCAGTTCCAAATTTGTTACTATTTGTTTTAGCATTGTTTTTAATTGTGCTGCTTCACTCATAATCCACATACTCCAGATGTACAGGCTCTATCTACATTCTCTTCATAGATAATACCCGAATGTTTAATTGCTTCTTCATAAGGCACTTCTGTTAGGGGCTGACCTCCTCTACTTCCATCCGGGTAACATGTGAAACCTCTGAGCCTAGGGGCATATTTGGAAAGAGTTTTAGCAAATCGCTGGACATCAGTTTCAGAATTTCCTTTAGTTCCCCACGAAGGTAAATTGATTGTAGATGAGATTGACATGTCAACGTAATCTTGAATGTCAGCTTGGAACCTAATTCGCTTTTCGTAGTCATGTGCTAACCCATATGCTGTGTCGATTTTTGAAGGGTCAAGGCCATATTCTTTAATGAGTTGGTCTGCTGTGGTGTCAATGACATATTCGTACTTCCACTTTGTACCATCGGTAAGATAACGTCGCTTGTATGCAACTGCAAATAATGGCTCAATACCAGTTGTGGTCCCCGCAAGGATGCCAATGCTTCCTGTAGGCGCAATCGCTCTGTAGGCCACTGGTTTTGAGATGTATAATCTTTCACAGTGTTCATTAGCGGATCTTTCAGATTCATCTTTATATACCTTTAACCATTGGTGGAGTTCTGGTGTAACTTCATAGCCATATCCTCGTTGGAGAAGCCATGCATGGATGCCCATGAGTCCGAGACCCAAACGACGATTTTTTTCTCGTATCTTATAGACTTTATTGTATGGAAGGTCCGCTCTGAGCGTTCCACATACGAGGAATTTACTGGCAAGATTGACAACTGCCGTGAACTCTTCCAAACTTTTGATATTAGAGATATTGATTGAGCCAAGATTACATACGTCAGAGTCATCTTCAGATGTAACTTCCGTACAAGCATTTCTAAGTGTTTCATTTTGTTTATCACCAAAATTAAAACTAAATCCAGGTTCTCCAGTCATCATTGCTTGTTTGCAATTGGCTAAGAAAGTTGGATCATTAGCTCTACTAATTATATTACTCTCTGATGGGGTAACACCACTAATTTTATAATCTAAATTCAACCAATTATCATCATAGTTGATTGAAATATTAGTCATGTCTAGTGGTGCAGGGAAATTAAAGTCCTTTGACTTCAACTCCCTGATCTCTGAGGACCAGTTTTTCGCCGTAAGAAAAGCAGGAATATCCTCGTGTTGCCAATTGAGACTTGCGTAAATCGCGGATCGCCTGCTCCCACCTTGCATCACTCCTCGACCAACTTCGTTTATCATCTGCATCAGAGGAATTGGACCGCTGGACAATCCACCAGTACGACTCAGCGGCTTCCCTGATGGACGTAGAATAGAATAGTCTATCCCAATTCCACCCCCAGTCATTAGACAACTCACTGCTCTTTGTGTTAGATCTGCCCATTCTTCTCTAGTATCATGTTCTGCTCTTAATAAAAAGCAATTATTAAAGTAACTATTTTTTCTTCCTGCATACCATAGATAACGACCACCAGGAATAAACTTCATCTCTTTAATATATTGAGTTAGTTGTTCCCGTTCATCTTTTGATAATATAGGATGTTCTTTTCCACCTCTTGTACCACAAACATCATCAACTAGTCGCTCAGCCAATGCATCCCATGTATCATCTGGTCCTTGTGCATATTTAAATTTAAATATGTTTTCACTAAATGTATTTTTAAATCTATTTACCTTCATTGTATTCCCTTATTTGAATATCGAAATCTTTTTCTTTTATTTCGTACAATCTAATTTTCTTACACTTTCGATTTTTATGGGCTTCTTTTTTCTTATCATTTGGTAAATTGTTTGATTTACCAGTCCATGGTCTCGATATTCTCATCGTCTTCAAATAATTGGGATCTAATATAGTCTTGTCGAAGTTCAATAATATCTTCAAACCTTTCGACAATTTCCTCAGAATGAATATCAAGAAGTTCTATTAGAAATGTTTCTTCACATTTAGATAGATTTTCTAATATTTCATAAAATGTAATAGACATGATTTACTTCTTAAAGTTTGTAACTATTCTTTGACCAAATAGAAATCCAAATGCACAATTTGCAGCTTCTAATCCAACAGCTACTACTTTGGAATCCAACCCTGGAATATAAATAGCTGCAACTCCACCAAGAATGACCACACTAGCAGCCACGTAACGAGCAGAGGCGCGCAGATCAACAACCCACTGAGAAGGTGTTCCACCAGGAGTGTCCAATTTTGCGATTGTTTCCAGTCTTTTAATTTCTTGATCATCAAGTTTAATTTGTTCATCTACTGTAGTGGCTTGAACGCCAGTCTTAGAAACTATTAATTGTTTAACACCCTCAATCCCAACAGGGATTAAGGATGATAGTAATGTAGTTAGTAATACACTCATTATTAACTTTCAGAATGCTCTGATACACAATGTTGGAAGTATGTTTGAGAAGCATACTCTGCAGTTACATCAGGACGAAAATAGACAATATCAATAATACGACTAAGTTCTGGAAATTCATCCATATTAAATTTAGAGTTCTTCTTTTTATTAATCATTATCTTAACTTGATCTTTTAGTTGTAATCTATCTACATTTGCATTACGAGCCTGAGCAACTTGATAGACATATCTTGCATAGTTACTACAATAGTCAGTAACATTATCAGGAGTCATTGCAAAACTGGTTGAAACAAATAATGAGGTTAGTAAAGCTATTAAAATCTTTTTCATTTATAAAATTTCCTTAATTAATATTAGCGGGCATCTCCAGATCCTGATATTGTTCCAGCAGCTAATCTTTTTGTTAATTTACCATAATTTAAATCTGCTAGATCTTCCATTGTCATTCCTAAAGAATCTGCTAGTCGTGCTATATACCATAGAACATCACTAAGTTCTGACATAATAGCACCAGGATCGTATGTACCATCTCTAAGAATCTTTTTTACTTTACCAGCAACCTCTCCGGCCTCACTAGTAAGACCTAAAGCTAGATAACTTAACTCAAGGTTTGATCCAGTACCTGCTTCTGGATAAATTGCTGTTTGTATTGTCCAATCTTGATATTCATTTATATTCATTTATTGATTTCTCCAGAATCTTTGAACTCTTCGAATGCTATTAGAGCATCTAAATATGTTTTAGCTTTATATAAATCATCTAATCCATTTTTAAACTTCCATCTTGCTACATATTTGCAAATGTTTCCTTCTGCAAATCCTATAGTATGACTAATAAGATAATCCATTAATATCGTATCTTTATAATGATCAGGACTATACATTTAATATTCCTTGTTGAATACATTTTTCTTTAATAATATTTATTAATTCTGGATTTTTATATTCATAAATATCTGGAATATCAAAGTTATGAATTTGTTTATTCTTAATTAATTCTCCATAGTTATCTAATAAATATTTATATTTCTCTTCATCAGAGCAGATAATTATATCTGCCCATGTGATTAAAACATCATCTACTTGAACAAGAGCATAGTCATGAATGCCAGCAGATCTACAATTGTAATCAGAAACAGATTGAATATACCATGCAATAGTTGGAGATCTTAATAAACCAGCAGAACAAACTGTTAATACTTTTCTATAGTTTCCTTGATATGGATTTTTACAATTCCATAAAGCATTATTACGAGTCGCCATACCTTTCCTTTAAATAATCTAAAGATACAAAACATTCATCAAAACAACCATTATTAACTCTATGAGCTAATAGAATACCACGAAAATGGTTATTACTTTGATGATCTAAATACATTTCATCATGTTCATAACAACTACCAGCTATAATGCAGGTGATTGTACTACCATCTGGACGTTTACCATAGGCTACTTGCTTTCCTTGTTGATGTCCTGCGATGCAGGACATATGTAATTTAGAAACCATCGCGCTTGCGCTAGTTGCGGGCCGACCCATAATACCTGTAGGAAAGTAGTGACAATAACTAATACCATCAATAAACACAGGTTTAAGAAAATCATGCACTTCCCAATCATCATACGGTAGATCGGCATATTTAATTAAGCCTTCAAGTTTCGGATCATTTTCCACCGCCCTTTGTATGCGTTGCTCGTGGTTGCCCAAACAAAGAACGAGTCTAGGTTTATATTGTTTCTCTTTATTTTTCTTAGCCCTTTTGTTGAACGCGTAAAGTGGTGACATAAGGCATTGCATCGCTTCCTTTGCTGATTCGACATCCTTGATGTACCTTTTACCTTCAAAGCTTTTCTTACCAATATCATATGAAGATAAACTTTCCATGTCTGCAAAGTCACCTAGATGTACAACAACATCTGGTTTCTTATCAATTATATATTGTCCTATTCTTCTTAAATATGAGAAATCTAATCCATATTTTACTTGCGTGTCTGGAATTATTAGGTGTTTAGTCATTTTTATATATACTCCTAATATATTCAAAATCTACTGGTGTATAGTTATGTTGTTCTACAGATACACAATAATATCTTTTATCAGGAACAGATAATTCATGTAAATGTCCATGAATATTTGCTTTCCATCTACTTAAACTCATATCATGAATTGGAATATGACTTAAAATAAATTTGTCTAATATATGATATGCTCTTACATCTTTAAAATATTGTGCATACTGAGACAATTTAAAGTTATCATGATTACCTTTTATCAAAACCTTAATACCATTTAATTGTTCTAAAATTTTTGATAGAGACGAAAAGTTTCTAAATCCTATATCACCAAGATGATACACTTTATCATTTTTACTAACTACAGAATTCCAATTTTGAATTAAAATTTCATCATGATGGTTAATGTTATTAAATCCTTCTCTTAGTAAACCAGTTTTTAAATGGCTTTTAAATGTAAGAATATTTGAATGACCAAAATGAGTATCAGCAATTAAAAATGTTTTCATTTTACATAATTCTATCTGGAGATTCCATTAAATTGCAATATGTATCTGGTGTTAGTCTATAAAATGGGAACATCTCATTTCCAATTAGGTATCGTAATGCTAATTGTTCTAGAAATACTGTATCTTTTTCTGATGGATTTATAAATGCTTCATATGAAGCATCTTCAAAATCTATATTATGTCTCATTTTTTTCTTTAATCCAGTTTAAAATTTGATCTTTATCTTTTATAGAACAGTATTTAAAATTATATTTCTCTGCCCATTTAGCATGGGTCATTTTAGTACCACCACATAGTTTATTAGGATTATCAAAGACAAATCTAATATCTATTTCAGGATGCTGTTCTTTTAATAACACATATTTCTTTCTTTCTGTATGGTCAGATAAATATCCTTTTGTTTCTATTAATAAACCATTTCTAATTGTCCAATCAACTATATAATAATGATTAGATTCTGGAACTGTATATGGAATTTTAGTAATCTCATATCCATAATCTGTATCATATTCTTTTAGTATCTCTTCAAATTTTAACTCCAATTTAGATCTACGTTTTTTTTCACTCATACATTAATAAGATCTAATTTTGATGGTTTGTTTGCATACATACCATTTTTACCCCATTGTACTGGATACCAAATATCATTAATATCTTCATGATATGCACCGTTTATGTATCCCATAGATACTTCATAGAGTTTAACGCGGCTTCCACCTGCTGTTGCAATGGATTTGGTAAGGTCAAGTCCAGTAGTCTGTGCGCCCATGTTTCTTCCTCATTTCTTAATATCCAAAGACAAATTCCATTCATTAGAAATGAGTCTTGGATATTATGTTTTGTATATAGATCATAAACAGTATCAAACATTTCTTGTTCTGTATTTAATGGTGATATGATTTTATCAGCTTTAACTTTTCCAATACCATTGATACCAATAATATTATCAGAGCTATCCCCAATAAGCATTTGTTTGTAAAAATGTTTAAGTCCTGTTTGTAAATCCACTGTTTCAAATATTTTCTTATTCCAATTATAATGTTTTCCTGGGATCATTCTAAGATCTTTATCATATGAACATAATATTGTTTCATCTGTTTGATAAATTCCAAGAAGATCATCAGCCTCATATGGGGTTTTTAGAATAGCATTCCATTCATATACTAAATACTCTCTACAAGCCTCTAAATGTTTAGGTCTTTCTAGATTATCACGGTTTGCTTTATATGATTGGAATAATGTCTTTCTAAAATTATTGGAAGAAAGAAAGATTTTAAACTCAGTAGCTTGTACTGTATCTAAAATCTCTCTAAGCTTCTCTTCCATTCTATATTTAGCTACATCGAATGGATCATTTTCTTTACATGAAGCAGCACATGGATAAGTTATTAAATCTCCATCGATTTGTGCTAACATTATAGATCGAAATCATCATTAAACTCAGGCAATTCTGCAAGAGGAACAATGGTATTGGCATTTCCAAATACAAAGTTTTCAAAGTCCTTTGCTAATGCTAGAACTTCATCCTTAGATGGAACCTTCTTATCATTTTTTAATAATGAAATAGCAGATGCAATAGAAGATTGTCTAATAATATAAACTTGCTTTAATGCTCGTTCCTCTGGTGTTTCATATGTAGATTTATACTGAGTACCACCACTTTCTTTTTTAGGTTGTTCTCCTACAGGAGTAGCAACTGCTCCAACAATATTAGTCCATTCCCAATAACCTTTATCATTCTTTTCTGTAGTAACTTCAAAGACATCACCTTGTCTTGAATCCTTTAGAATGTTATAGACATCTTTATTAGAGAAAGAAACAATATTCTTTGAATCTATTTTATCAGTAGCTAGATTTTTATAAGTAACTTCTACTTGATTCCACTTACCTTTATTAACAACTGCTGTAGCAATAACATTAATTTTCATAATATCTCCTAGTTATATAAATATTATCTCATATTACTTGATTTCTGTCAAGTCTTTTAAGTTTGGTCCTTCAGAAATCTCACCTAACATTGGTAGATTCCATTTAACACCTAAACATTTTTCTATATTTCTTGGTAATACTTTAAAACTATCTAAGAATATTTCTTTTACAATCTCCTTTTCCGATTCAATAACGTCGGCTGAAACACTATCATGTATAGTGCTAATAAGTAAGCTATTAAGCTTATACTTAGAAAAACGGGACTTAACAGTAGCCCTATACACAGCCATAACATCTGCGCCAAGACCTTGATTAGGGTAGTTAGTAATTTCGTATTCTGAATATTCCATACTACCTTGTTTATAATACTTTTTAAATTCATATTCTCTACCAAATGGGGAAGTTAAAATTCCTGTTTCTTTTACTGTATTTATATATTGTTTATGGGTATAATAAATTCCTTTATATTTATTATAATATTGATCAATAATATCTTGCCAAAATTCTACGCTTGAAGACACAGGTTTAAAGTCCGGATCATATGCATATGCAAATGCTGGTCCTCTATAAATCCATCTAAACAAAAAGACTTTTGCAATTAATCTACTTGGTAATGAGAATCGTAATTGGTTTGCTGTATGCATATCATTCTTTTTAGAATCTTCTGCAACAGCATACCATTCTTCAATACCAATAGGATCTTGACTAAGATATAAATATGTTACCCATTCAAGACTTTTGGCATCAATATTTATAATCATTAGAATCTACTTTCACACAATTGTTTTGCTAATGGACTCATATTCTGTCCATTGGGATCTGAACTTGCAATACGTCCAGTTACTGCTACACATTGGTTATATGTAGGATGTAATATAGAACCCCAATTCTTTTGTTCTAATTTTTTAGGAAGACCTTTTAAGTATGTTCCATTAAGCTTCTCAAGTTTTGCTCTTTCTAATATTAAAGTAATAATCTTTCGTACTTTAGTATTTGGTTTTAGAGAACGTAATGTTGGTTCATCAACTGACCATACTCCACCTTTTTTATATTCAGTACCATTCAATGGTTCAACTTGTCTATTAAATGTATAAACTTGTGTTTCATTTTTATAACGAGTTTGACCTAGTTTTTGTCCAGATTTAAAAGTTCCTATTGGAATTTTATAAACTCTTTCTATAGTGCCACCATACAATAAAGCAGATTTTTCATCATTAGAATTCCAGTCTAGTTCAAAGTTTATTAATAGATTTAATTTTGTTTCTAAATCTTTTATTTCTTTGTCTAAAGAGTTACTTAATTCTAAACTTTTCTTTTTATTATATAATAGACCATTCCATTCCATTTCAAGGAGACAAGGTAGATCTAGCATATGTACTTTAAATAGTTTATATTGTTGTGGATTTTCTTTAAATCTTTCTAATTGTGCTTTATATAATTGATATGTTATCTCAACGTCTTGTTTATTATATTCTAGTAATTCTTCTAATGGTATCTGATCTGTATCAATTCCATTATTCCAGTATTTTTCCTTAATTACATCAATTTTATGACCCAAACCATATTTACTACAAGATGTTTCTAAGTCTGGGTATTTCCAAGTTTGTCTAGAAAATAAAAATTCAGCATATTGGCAATCATAAATATAAGTGGAATGCCTGGGGATAAACCCAAACTCTCTTCGTAGCCAAGCCAAATCGAATTTAATATTAAATCCAATAAGTTGATCACTTTTAAGAAGGAGATCATTTATAAGGCCAACGTCCCATGGTCTTGAGAAACTGTATGAATTCTCTGAATTTTCTGAAATAACTTTTATTACAATCGAGCATAGTTTGTTGTCCTCATCATAAACATTTCCTTTGTTTTTAGTAGTCGTCTCTACATCCAAGACTGCTGCAACCAATGTCTTCCTCCTCAGTAGGAAATTCCAATAATCCCCAATCAATTACTTTATAATCTAATTGAAATTCTTTAGCTGAATTTCGTAGAAAATCTAGTACTTGACGCTCTGCCCTTGCTTCATTAGTTGCATCTACTGCAATGTTAATTGGAATATCAAATTTCATTTATTTTTTACCTCTTTAATATCAAGTTTAACTAAGTATTCTATTTTCTTTTCTAGAAGACTAATGGCAAATGTTTTTGCTGTTAGAAATTGACTAAAACATTTATATCCCTGTATAAATTCATCATCTGTTATATATGGAATTATAGTACCAGTATTTAGATCTACTGTATATTTATTCATCATTATCGTCCAAATTTAATATCATCACATTATAATACCTACCACAATCATGATGTGGATGAATTGATTTAAAATAATCAGACATTTTTCTAGCTAATTCTGTTTTATGTTTTTGTTTTATAGGAGTGTTTCTTATTAGTTTAGATATTTCCATCATTTGAGTGGTATTTAAATATTTTAATCCCATTTTATATATCTATGTATCTAGCAATATCAGGTTTAATAAGCACTTCAATCTTAGCATGTCGTCTTTCTGCATCAGTATCTTCATCACCAGTTAATTTATTTTTGATTATATTAATGAATCTATTATATTCTTTAAATTCATCATGAATTTTGCCGATGCCTATAATCCAATCTGCTTCTGCTTGTTTGGCGGTGTTATGTGTAACAATAGAATTTTCTAGAATAAATCTATGATCCCCATCAATAAGAATACCACAGTACTCCATCTCATCCTTAATCTCATAGACTGAGAGTGAAGACCGTAGAACATCTCGTGAAGGTTTATATGTAGACTGTTTTCTTGTAACTAGGCAGGGAATTGTTGAGAGGTCTCCAGAGATATGTACATAATAGTATTCCCCGCGTCTTACACAAGTTGAGTACATACCAACTGAAAGAGCCAGACGTTTTACTCCAAAAGCAATATCCTTGTTTTTATTAGTGAAAGAGTAATACTCGTGTTTTCTTTTAATTAATGTCCCATCAGTGTCAATCAGTCCTGCCAATAATAAGCGACGTTGTGCCATACTTCCATGAAAATACTGTTCCGGGATATGCTTGTTATTTTCTAAGTTTAGTTCACGTAATTTTTCCATCAAAGGATGTTTTACACCTTGACGGTATTTAATCTTTGCTTGAACTAAATTTGGATTATCTACTCCATTTTGCCACTCAACATAAGTACAGCCCAAATACTCAGCATATTCCAGTACATAGTGTTTAATTTCTGGTTCTAGTGTCGTAATTTCAGGGGCTGATGCCTTTCCATCACCCAGCCACAATCCCAGATAATATGGATCAATAGAAAAATATTTATGAGATAGTTCATAACCAACTCGATAGCCAAAGTAAGGTTTTTTACATTTAATAGCTAAATACTCTTCAATAGGGATGTCTACTATCTGCTCTGCACCATTGTTTGATTTAATTAGAGAAAGAATATGGTCCTTGTTAACTAAATAGCCATCCCCACCAATGTTGTGATGCACTGAGTACATTTTTGACTTTCCCCAGGAAACGTCTAGCACATTTCTTGGTGTGGAGTCT